TTCAAATTTTTTAGCTAGCTCTGTTCGGACAAAATTTCTTGCACTACTATAATCTGAAATAAAATTCTGAGCTTTTCCACTTTCATTAATTTTATCTATAGCATTAGAAATACGTTCATTCTTAGGTTGATTTGCTTGATTTAGTATTGCTACCAAACCTTCAGGTGTATTGTTAAATGTTAGTAATTTGCTGATCCCTTGTAGTTTGGTTCTTAACTCACCATCCAAACCGACAGCAGATGTTATATCTCTTGGAACACCAGTTTTTGATACATTATTTTCAAGGCTTTGATAAAACTCCATCAATGCAACAGCTTTATCAGGCTTATCACCCATAGTTGCATTAACCAAATTTTCTAAATTTTCTATTAAAACTTTAGGAACTTTTTGTTGTTGAGCCAGTACAGATAAGAACTCCTGACTTCCAGCTAATTGTGTTATTTGTTGGGCTGTTGGATCATCATTATATTCTATCCCAGCTACTGCAAAAGCATATTCAGAATAAGTTTTATTTTCTAATTCAGACCCAATTTTAATACGATTACCTTCTAATAAATTATTAAACATTTCATTTTGTTTTATTTTATCAGCCTGGATACCTTCAACTTTCTTTTGATTTTGTTCTAAGTTTGTTAAAGTACGTTTAGCTGTTAAAAAATCTTCAGGCTTTAATGTAACAAGAATTGATTTTAGTATAGATCCATCATCTTTAAGATTACCTTGAGCATATTCATTAAGAACAACTTGTATCTCTGAACTGCTCATGCCTTGAACTTCCTGACCAATTTTAGCTGTTACAAACTGACGTCTTAATTGATTAGTTATGTCTGAAACTTGTGATGCTGAAGCATCTTGACTATCAATCATTCCGTCTAATAATTTTGTTGCTTCTTCAAATCTTTGTTCAGCAACTTCTTTATTACCAATTTCATATTGATTGATTGCTTGTTGTATATAAGTATCAGCTTGGTTCGTTATTAACGCATAGTTTTTTTCTGATTCAATTCTAAGACGATTAGCTAAAACAGTATTCTGACCAGCACCAATCTTTGTTGCAACATAGTCTTTTAGTATCCCTTGAAAACTTGGCTCTGCATTGTCAATCAATGCACCAGTAGAGATTGAAGCAAAGTTATTAAAATCTTCAGCATTAGAAGAATTGTTTGCAAGAGCTTCATTTATTTTTGTATCAAGCAAAGATTTCATTTGAATTTCATATCTTTGCATCATGTTCTGTTCAAAGGCTTTACTAGCAACTGGTCCAAAGTTAACTGGTGCTTTGGTGATGTTGCCGTTTTCGTCAAGCACTTCAACAGACATTGCTTTATCTGATCCTTTGGTTTGTGCGTCGTCGACAGCTTTTCTCATAGCAATAGCAGATACAGCATTCGATGCTTCGGATATAGATTTCCAAAGGTCAGATGTAGATGAAGTTTCCTGAGAACGAACAATTCCAACTGGTCTGTTAAATACTTTATTGTTTTGTCTAATCACTGCCATCATGTCACCTGTTTATAATCATAAATACCTGAACCAACAGAAGTTAGTAGGCTTGCTCTACCTTGTCTTCTCATAGATTTTGCACGATCAACAGAGCTTGAAAGAGTTTCAAGTTTTTGCAGATTATAATTCTTTTCAACCTGATTAGCTTGAATGCCAATACGTTTAATATCTTCTTGATAAGTACTAAAGTTATTTGCTTCAAAGGCTTTGAAAGAAGCATCATTTACATCTCTACCTAGCATGGCTCTAAAAGCAATATTGGATGCCATTGATTCAGAAAAGTCTTTCATTAACTCTGATGTTTCCTGTTCGGCATTAAGTTTGGCTACTTGTTTTTCTTGTTCAATACGTTCTGCTGTTTGCTGACCAGCTTTTAAAGATGCCCTGGCACCAGCATTTGCCGATTGATAACTTGCCATGCCTGATGCCATTGTTGTAAATAATAATAGTTGGGGTGGTGCTAGAACACACATTAGAAAGCGACCTCCACGATCATGCCGTTAATTTGTAGGGATACTGGTGCAGTTTGAGTTATAAAAACTCTTGGATCAGAACTATAACCCAGCATTCTAAATTCTTTTTTTCCAGAAAACTTTGCAAATCCAGTAGAAAAATCATCGGTTACACTTTGCAGTATCAAAGGAACAGATGTTCCTCCACTACCAACCGATACAGATAATGTTTCAAGTAAATCAACATTAACTCTTGTTATTTGTCTAGGCTCTGCTGTTAAAGGACCCCCATCAACTTGAGCATCAATCGGTAAGGTTGTAAGAATGCCAGTAAATCCAAACCCAATTTCTGCTGAGTCAGTAGTATTGACAGCCGAAACATTGACTTGATTAGAGCCTTGAGTAAAGTTTCCCAAGTAATCATTGCCAGTAACAACATCAAGTTTAGCATTGTCTTCAAATATAGAGTTGGTTGTAAACACTCCACTTGAACCACTAAAGTCATCACTGCAATCCAAAGTTGCTGTATCAAGAAACTCTTCCAGCATAAACCTGACTGTGCCACCACCTAAATCTCTTTTAGAAACACAGAATAATCGTTCATCAACAGTACAGATAGAATGAAAGCCACCAGTTGTTGATGTATCTGACGTCGTCCATAAAGTCCATCCAGCTTTTTCTTCATTACGAATAGAGTGGAATACAGCAATCGTTCCATCACTATTAACAAAGAAAGCATAACTTTCAGGTCTTGATAATGCACCACGCATTGCTGACATTTGTGTTGGATCAATCACAAGATGTGAACTTAATAATGATATCGGTGTAGAAACATACGCAGATTCTGAATCACTAAATACAAATTCACGGACAGTTTTCCCACCCCTCTGAACATAAACTGTGGCACCATCAAAAGGGGTGGGTCTGACCAATGCACAGCCGAAGGGAGTTTGTCGTCTAATTTGTGCATTAGTGGGGGTTAAGGCTGTTGTTGCAAAAGAAGGAACAAAAAATTCTGATGTACTGGTAAAGACTTGAAGATCTCTTGAAGATGTTAAATGCCGAATGGTATTAAATTCACCAGCACTAATAGAAAACTGTATGCTCTCATTGGCTAACGCAGTTCCAACATCAAAGTTAAAATACTCTGATACCTTCGATGAAAAGATTCCATCAGGTCTACTGGTTGTACCAGCAAACCAAAGTCTATCTTCATGGAATGTAACGGCTGACGGAAATCCACGAACAGAAGAAAAGACTTGTTCATCCCAATCAGTAGAAGCAGTTGTTGCTGACAATGTTTTACGGATAGTACCAGTAACAACAGTTGCACTTGTGTAGCCAGTAATCAGTATTTCATTACCAGCATAACGAATGATCTTACCGACATGTCCAGATACCCAGTAGTCAGATGACGTCGTCATGGTCTTACCAGTTCCAGATGTTGCTTGTGGAGTTAGTGTGACACCACTGGCTTGAAAGGAAAAGTAAGGTTGGAATGTCTCATCGTCTGCTGTGGTTGTATCGAATACATATTTACGCACCTCAAATGCTGTCAGACTTGTCCTTACTATTCTCATTGGCTGGTGAGTAGAATGACAAACAAACATATTATCGGCTGATTGTGCAAAGGTAGTCGCTTCTACTGTATCGACAGTCCAAGGTAATGTCGCACTATCGGTATCTTGCGTTAATGCTTGGATATGTGATATCGCACCAGTGGATGCAACAATACGAAAGAAGTCACATCTTCCAGCACTAAAGGCTACAATGTATCGCTCGTCGTCTGAAAATAAAAATGGTTCAATACGAACTTGTAATCTTTTACTAGCATCAACAGTCACTGTCGAAAACTTATGAATAAACTCTGTGCCTGGACGACGTCGAACACCACCTTCAGCCATTAAGAAAAAGTTCCTGACTTTCTCTGCTGACTGAACATATACATTCAAATCAGTCCTTGATGTCATTGAAGGAGATACTTCACCTCTTTCAAAGTTGTTGAGAGGGACACGAATACGAGCCATTAGCTAGTACTCGATAATGTGCCAGTTGTTCTACGAGAAGTTACAAAACGATTAGTTGATAGCTTAAGAGTTGTTTGTTGCTGACTATCAAGGGTTCTTGCTTTCTGCATAAAGAACCGAGCCTTGTCAAACATATTGTTAGACATCTGATCGTTCCTTGCTAAAGCTAAAGCAAAGTGACCAGAGAGTTCATAAACAACAGCTTGTATAAAGTATGAAGGCCATTTGTTTTCATCTTGTCTAAAATTATAATCAATCACGACTTCATCATTGACACTTGCATTACTAAAAATAAAGTTGCCGTAGATTTGATATTCGATGGATACGTCATTAACTGTAACGGCATTAATCATTAATGAGTCAGAAGGTATCTGATAAGCAGACGTCCATCGTCCAGTAGGTGCATCAGACAATCTGTTACCGACAGCCTGATTAACTGCAAATCTCCATCTGGTATTTACG